GACATGAGCCGAGAATAGAGGGTCACGCACGATGATAAATCCTCGCTAGAGCCTTCTGCTTCCTATCCCAAGCCAAAGCCTCTTCAATCTCCGCCTCAAGCGGGTCATCAGATAGGCTTAGAAGGGCATAGAAGGCTATTAGAGCCCCGATTACGCCTAACAGTATGACAATTCCCATAGGTTCCCCTTTCGTTGTGGATAAGTATGAGGGAAAGGGGTGACACCCTAAGCCCGACACGCCGAAGGCGTCTAGTTCCTTGTGTATTGACAAGCGTAGGCACAAGCCTTAGAGTTTAGTCATTGAGGAAATACCTCAAGCGAAAGGTAAAAATGAACGGCAAGAAATTGGTTCAGGTAAACAGAGGCAAGTTTGTCAGCGTAGATGATACTCACCGCATCGAATATGTCAGTCATCGCGGCGGAACTAGCGAGTGGATTATTTCAGAGAAAAACACAGACGGTATTTATTTTTCAGCAGTTGATCACGCTCCAACTCTTGAAGTAGCTCGCATCAAATATCTTGCAAAGGTAGGTGCGTGATGTGGGATTTACTCTTCGGCACTCACCTTGCCGGTTGGCAAGCGGTGGTTCAGTTTTGGTTTTGGACAATTTTGTTTCTAGGTATTGCGATTCATTGGTTTAGGAGGCAAAAGTGAAGAAGATTCGTTCAGTTAGAGTCAGCGACCAACTGTGGGCGCGGGCCAAGGCGAAGGCGCGGTCAGAAGGCAAGACAATTTCAGAAGTTATCGTTGATTTCCTAAAGGAGTTCGTCAAATGAAGGCTAGAGTTTTGGTTGATTTTCTTGAAATAATGTTAGAACCCGATGATGAGATAGATGCCAAGCAACTTGAAAAGCTATTTGGCGCTTTGCGTGAATTACGCCGTCAGGTGGATAAGCAATGACAACCGCCGAGATTGCCAAAGCCTACGCCGAGCGCGGTTGGTTTGTTCTACCTTGCTATCCGCAACAAAAAACACCATTCTTCCCAATAGCAAAAAATGGCTATAAGTCTGCCTCAAACAAGCCAAAGACGGTGGCGAAATGGTTTGAGAAGTCGCCATTGCTCAACATCGGCATTGCTTGTGCGCCAAGCGGTCTAGTCGTTCTAGATGTTGACTATCGAAATGGCGGAAGCACCGATGGACTCAATCTTGACACCTACACGGTTTCAACCGGCGATGGAATCCATCTTTATTACAAAGTGCCACCTTCTGCCACCTTCAAAGGCAAATTGCGACCGGGCGTTGACATCAAGTTCAACGGCTATGTCGTCACCGCAGGTTCGATCCATGAGAACGGAAAATTCTATGAAGTCGTCAAAGATATAGAACCTGCGCCAATTATGGGATGGGTCTAATGCGATTGGCACTTGTAGCTACAAGCATTCCTTTTGCTTGGGCATTCGGTCGTTCAATAATTAGATGGGCTCTTTATGTCTATCTGACCGGCTGGTTTGCCTTTATCTTGTTATTTTTAGTCAAGAAAAGACCACCTAAGATGCCTCCGATTCCTCATTTTCTGACATCTCTTTATGGCAAGAGATACATAAACAAGCACATTGCCTTATTTGAAAAGGAGTTTATAGACCCTGCAAAGCCCTAGAGATTCCTTCTTCAAGGCTAATCTTGGGCTCATAGAACGAGAGCATATTGGCAGGATTTCCAACCCGATAGCCCACACCCATTGGAGCGGTCGGGTTGGTTTTCATTTTGCCTAAATAACCTGCCTGAAGCATCACCATTTCGGCTAGTTCTATGAAACTTGTCGGTCTGCCGGTGCATAGATTGGCAGTCTTCACATTGTTAGTGATTGCCTCGAATGTAGCTCGCACAACATCTTCGATATGAATAAAGTCTCTAACTTGTCTGCCGGTTCCCCAAATATCAAATGGGTCTGCCTTCTCTAAACCGCGCTTGATAAATGATGGAAATGGATAATCAATACTTTGATCCGTTCCGTAGCCGGAAAATGGGCGCAAGACGGTAACTTTCAAGCCTTCCTCTCTAGCGTGTCTAGCAAGAATCTCGCCTGAGAGTTTGGCCCAACCATAGACCGCATCAGGCGTTCTTATATGGTCAAGGTTTATGTCAAACTCTTTGAGTGATTGACGATATTCCTCGCGCTGAAGGTAGATTGGGTAAGCTGCCGAAGAGGAAAAATAAACAATGTGACCAGGCTTTGTGCGATTAGCCCATTGAAAGAAGTCTGAATCAATGCCTAAGTTGGAGGCAACGCTGAGTGGAGAACCATCAATGGTTGCCCTCCCACCGACAATGGCCGCAAGATGGATTACAACATCATATTTAGTGTCATCTTTACGACAGAAATCTCTGACATCAATGCCGTTCTTTAGATCGATCCCGGTGATTGAGTTGTGTTTAGAATCTAGATGTTTCTTGAAATTCTTTCCGACAAAGCCTTCATCGCCTGTAATAAGAATCTTCAACTGCGTAGCTCCTTTAGGATAAGAGCATAACGCTCACTTTTGATGAAATTGTTATACATAAGCGCATCATAGGAATAGATTTCTTGAGCATTGACCTCGCGATAGCCCTCATCCCATTCGGCTTTATTGGCAACCGGGTGAAGATGCTCAATGATTACATCGTCTAGATAGACAAGATTCTTCAAATCTTCCCCTATTTGCTTCCAAAAATTGTCAAGATAAAGATGGCGCATATTAGGTGGCACCATCCCCTCTAGAGCTCTGACTATGGAAGCAGACATAACTACCGCAGTCGGTAGGCGTTTGCCCTGCAATAAATCATTGCCATAACCTATTCCGGGCTTATTGCCTATCGCTGTCATCAGTTTTACATCCCAATCGGGAGTGCGAAACCTATGGTCATCTCCAATAAAGCTGAAGAATTCATAGTTACTGTTGGCATACTTTTTAGCAATAGCATTGAGCGGAGCTGCCATACCTCGGCTCGTATTTGTCACCTCAAAGATGTAATCAATTCCAAGACTTGCCCTATAAGAGAGCAAAGCAGGATCATCATCATCAACTATAAACATCAAATCGGTTCTGCAAGAGAACTCTTTATGCGCCTTCAAGACTTCTTTGGCGTTATCCGGTCTAGATCGAGTAGGCACTAGGAGCAGGTTCTTATTCAAGTTCATTGATTTCCCCATAAATAGCCGCATAAGCAACTAGGTCAATTACGGAATCAAGATGGTCAGGCGTTTGTATCAATCGAGCTATCTTGACTAGACATAAACACAAAGCGACCTGCGAAGGTGTTATCTCGGTTTCAAGATACACACTCCACAGGTCGGCTATGCGTTTGTGATTTGTAAATGGCTCGCCATAGATTTCTTGGCGTTCCGAATCCGTGAGGCGCTTGGCCTCATCTAAGATTTCCCCCTTATCCATCTTTCTTATTCGCTACCTCTGCCAAATTCTTTAGCGCGAGGATCGAAGGCTTTGAGTATTGGGCCAAGAACGGCTGCTAGAAAGCAAGCTACATAATCCTTGACTGGTCTCGCCGGGTCGGCAAGGTATAAAGCTGCGACTGCTGCTGCTCCAGCTCTTGCGTAGGTGCTTGCGATTGCGACTGCTTTTGTTTTGTCAAACATTTGCACTCCTTGAATGTAGGTCTGCCGAATCCTACGATGAAGACCGGCAGAGATGGCTTTACTTTGCCACGATTTTTCTTCTTATAGGCGCGAACCTTACGGCATACTTCGCCACCATTGCGTTGATCTCGCTTTTCATCAGGGGTCGTGTTGCCCTCAATGGTAATGACGGTGCCGTTCTTCTTGACCTCCTCAACAATACCTACATGCGATATTCGCTCTAGGTCATCGTTTGGGAAGTCAAAAAATGCTAAATCACCCGGCTCCGGCGTGGCGTTGTCAATGTCCTGCCAAGCCTTTGCCTTGACGAACGCTCTCGCCCCTGCCGGGGTGTATGTGCAATCTGGAATCTTTACTTTTGCCTTCTTAGCTACCCAATTTACAAATGCGCCACACCAGGGCAGATTTGCCTTCTGATACTTGGTTTGATTGTTGGCAGGGCCTTCGATAAATCCAATTTCCCCGGCCGCAATCTCTAAAAATTTATTGCGGGAGTCACACATTATCTCTTCAAAGCCTCTTTCACTAAATCAGTTAGGAAATCAACTTTCTCCTCTAGGGCGTTGACTTTATCCTTGATCGACAAACCACCATTGGGTTTTAATTCAGTTAGATAGTGCTTAACTAGCCATTTTACGCCTATGGCAACGGCGCCAATAATCGTCGTGAGAGCTACGATAAAACTCGCCCAATCCAATGCGCTCATCCGTGAATCTCCCATACATAGACGGTAACAGTTCCGGAATTACTAACAGCATATAAAGCAGTAGTCGGAGGTAACTGAAAAGTATCGTGGAAATTATTATCTATTTTTGCACCAGTTGTTGTAGTGACATTTTCATCACCTACATAAATGGCACCGGTTTCGTTATGAATATGACAATCGCGCCAAACGGTGCTTTTATCGAAAAGTAAGGTTGGATCACCTGTTACTGTTATTTGCGCCGTTCTCATCTAGCTCTCTTTTCTT